CACTTTATTTCGCATAAGTTAGTTTTGAATTTTGAAAATAGGGTTAAAATAGAATAAAACATGGGAACACGAGGGCCAGCACCACCACCAAAATCACTTGTAGTAAAAAAAGGTTATTATCAACCATCAAGGCATGGTGATGACATTGGAGATTCAGACAAACTTAAATTTGTTCATAATGAATTGCCAACGCCACCAGAAGACCTAAGTGAAAAAGGGAAAGAAATATGGATTACACAATTAAGCCAAGCCTTAAAACTTTATGGCTACATTTCATTCATAGACCTTTCAATGTTCAAAGAATACTGCTATGTGTATGGTGAAATGGAATACTTAAAGGAACACACCAAAGGCAGAACATACACGGATGACAAAGGCACCATTCGATTGGATCCTTTATACATGGAACTAAACAAACTGCGAAAGGATTTTATCAGACTTTCACAAGAGTTTGGTTTTAGTCCAAGCGCGCGCACACGTATAACTTTACAAAACAAACCAGACGAAAACACAGACATTTACGGCGATGGAATTTAATTATGGCTTATAAAACAGACTTTTCAAAAATAGATCTTGATAAATACTTTTTTGATGATAAAACCGCCAACACGGTGGTCAAGTACATTGAAGAAAATGTAAAGCACGTAAAAGGGGATTTGGCCGGTAAACCTTTCATTTTGGAAGAATGGCAAAAGAACGATATAATTAGACCTTTGTTTGGTTGGAAGCACATTGACACTGGATTAAGAAAATACACAAGTGCATACATTGAAATTCCAAAGAAAAGTGGCAAATCATTTTTGGCTGCATCAGTTGCGTGTATTTTTATAGACATAGAGCGTGAAGGTGGATCCGAGATTGTTTCCGTGGCATGGGGCCGCAAACAGGCAGGTTTGGTATTTCAAGCAACAAAAGAAGTAATTCAAAAAAGTCCAAGACTAAAATCAAAGTGCAAATTATATCGTAATTCAATAACTGCACCGGATCATCTTGGTGGTTTGAAAACTTACCAAATATTAAGTAAGGAAGCAGGGGGCGAGGATGGTATTAATCCACAATTGGCAATAATTGATGAGTTACACGTTCACAAGAACAATGAAGTGTTGGAAATGGTTGAAAAATCACAAGGTGCAAGAAAACAACCTTTATCTTTCATAATTACAACGGCTGGATCTGATTTGTACGGAATAGGTTACCAACGGCATGAAAACGCCATTAATGTGGCAAAAGGTGTAACAACCGATGAATCTCAGCTTGTATGTGTGTATGGGGCCGATTATGAAGACGATCCATTTAAAGAAGAGACATGGATAAAGGCAAATCCAAATTACAACATATCAATCGGTAAAAGGGCATACGAAAAGGAAGCGGCCAAAGCTATGGTGAGCGCGTCAAGTCTAAATAGTTTCAAACGATACTACCTAAATATTTGGACACAGTCAAAAGATGGGTGGATAAATGATGAAATCTGGAACGCAAGCCAATGGGAAATGGATGAAAGTATTCTAAAAGATTACCCTTGTTATGGTGGTTTAGACCTTTCATCACGTTCAGACATCACGGCTTTCAGTTTGGTATGGCAAATCGAAGATAAATTTTATTCAAAAAATTGGTTTTGGTTGCCAGAAGACAAAGGCACGCAATCAGCAGACACAAACAACATTCAATACCGTGAATGGGTGCGAGATGGCCATATTGAAGAAACAAGCGGAAATGTTGTAGATTATGACTTTATCATTTATAAACTTGGTGAATTGAACAAAACTTACCAAATTAAGTCCATTGCTTACGATAATTGGAACAGTCACCACATTGCACCAAGATTAATGGATGAGGGCCTTGACTTGATTGAATTTAGACAAGGATTTAAATCAATGAATGCACCAACAAAGGAAATGCAGGCCGCAATCGAAAGCCGAAAGTTTAACCACTTTGGAAATCCGGTGTTGAGATGGATGGCAGGCAATGCAAGTGTGAAAAGCGATCCAGCAGGAAACATTAAACTTGAAAAGGATTTTAAAGCACCAAGCAAAAAAATAGATGGATTAATTTCAAATGTCATGGCCTATGGTCTGTGGCTTGACAATCCTGAAGATACAAATAGTTATTTAGAACAAGGAAACCTTTATATTATATGATACTTACAGAACCAGTGTACAATGTACTCAACTACAAAAAGAATTTTGATTTTATTTTTTTACAAATGTTAAAAAACAACAATCAAGAAGATGCTTATGATGCTGCGCTTGATTTAGTTCGGCAATACGCACCTAATTTTAAACATTACAAAGATTTTGATTCATATCGGGTTGTTTTGGCCAATAGTCAAGATAGAGGGCCGGTAGTAAGTAATTACAAGCCAAATCTTGACATTCCAACGGATGTAATTGATGCTATTTGCAAGGGAATAGATGAACTATTTCATAAACACCTTAAAAGGGTAAAAGTGCGCAAAATGGCATACGATGCGTGTGTTAAAGAAATCAATATCTACTTCCCACATTACAAACCACACAAAAACTATCAAAGCTATAAAGCAAGCGAAAGCATTAGGCACAAAAACAAATCGATTGAGAAGAAAAAACGCATTGTAAAAAAAACTAAATGAACAAAGAAATTGCAAAAGAATTAGATGCAGAATGTAAAAATGTTGCACAAAGATTTTCAAGGACAGATCGTGAAGGCAATTTTAACAATGAAACTTTTGAAGTTGATGAAATAATTTCAATGTCAGACCACACCGCAACAGTTGTTTTTAAAAAATCAAGTGGCAAATTAGCAGCAGCATTTTTTTATTACATTGCAAGGGGATATTCAAAAGGTTGGAAGTATTTTTTCCCAACTGATTCGCATATTAACGGACTTGCATCTTTTCACTATTTCAAACTGGAAGTTGAGCGTAAAAACTATGATAAGAACTTTTAGTTAAAAAGATGAAATAATTTAGAAACATTCTAAAAATTGAAATGTGGCGAATGTGCCATAATTAAATTATTTTTGTATTAAGGTATAGGCGCAACAACTTCCTTTTTCAATAGAACGCAAAAATGTCAAGGTGGCGTATGGGAGACGCACCCGATTAAAAGGGAGAGAACAGGTTCGAGTCCTGTCCTTGACACTAACGGTAAAGTATAAGATCAGTAGAAGATATTCAAAAACAAAAAATATGAACGCAAAAGAAAAAGCAAAAGAAATCTACTGCAAGTATGCAGATGCTCTTAATATAAGAGATTTACAAACAACTGCCAACCCATTTGCCAAACAATGTGCTTTGATAGCAGTTGATGAAATATTAAATTCAAGACCATTAAACCCAAACTATGTTGATTGGGATGATTGTGGATCGACACATCAATATTGGTATGAAGCACAAAAAGAGGAAGCACTTGAATTTTGGAACGATGTCAAGTCGGAGTTGCAGTCTTTGTAAGGTTGCGTATAACAACCGTATATGTTTAAGCGAATGCGACATGTAGTGTTAAACATATACTATGTTAAAATTTTTAGTTAAATAAATTACAATTTACCTATTTTTATTTATTCCATTTTTGCAAGGATGAATATATTAGGCTTCGAGGTTAGGCGCATAAATCCATTTGTTCAAGAAAAGACTGGTTTCTTAAATGCCAATTTTGGCGGCATGGTTGGGCGTACACCGGTAAACGAAAAAAGTGTATTTGGATTAAGTGCATATTGGGCCGGTGTTAGAAGAATATCTGAATCAGTTGCAATGTTGCCAGTGGATGTGTTTAAAAAAGTTAATGGCACACGTTCAATGGTTGACCATCCAGTTGAATACCTTTTAAATGCAGAAGCCAATTATCAAACCTGCGCATTTGACTTCACACAAATATTAATAACATCAGCAATCAATCACGGCAATGGATTAGCAATAATAGAACGTGATAGATTTGGCACACCAACCGGACTTGTAAACGTATCGCGCGAGATATGTGAACCATTAAAATATGACGATGAGTTGTATTGGAAAGTTGAAGTAAAAGAAGCGGCAAACAAAACAGAAAGTTTGCTTGTAAAAGATAGAGACATTATTAATCTTCGGGGCTTTGGATCGGATCCCGTAATCGGTTTAAGCGCAATTCAAGCACACAAGCAGAATTTAGGGCTTTCGATAGCCGCACAAGATTATGGGGCCGATTTTTACAATCGCGGAACGAGGATTGACGGCTATATCGAATATCAGGGCGTATTAAAGCCAGAGACCAAAGACGCAATAAGTCAACAATGGTCAAATAATTATGGTGCAAATGGCACACGTGGCACGGCCATATTGGATTCAGGTTCTAAATACCATCGTTTGGGATTACCACCACAAGACGCGCAGTTTATTGAGACACGTAAATTCCAAAAGAACGAAATTGCCACAATTCTTGGAATACCATCACACATGATAAATGAAATGGATGGGGCTACATTTTCAAACATTGAACATCAATCAATCGAGTTTGTGACTTATGGCATTGGTTCGTGGATTGAAAAGATTGAGCAGGAATATAGAAGAAAGTTATTAAAAGAAAGCGAAAAACGCAACCATTATTTCAAACACAATGTTGATCGTTTGCTTAGAACAGATGTAAAAACCAAAGGCGAGTATTATAGATTGATGACCGACATAGGTGCTTACACAATTAATGACGTTCTTGAATTGGAAGATAGAAACTCAGTTGAAAATGGTGATGAACGTTATGTTCAAATCAACCGTATTCCAATTGAACAAATGGCAGAATATTATAAAAAAGACATACCAAAATAATGAATAAAATAGAAAGAATTGCAGAGGTTCGCGGCGTTAATGCTGAAAATAGAACTGCACAATTTGTAATATCAACAGAATCAATTGACAGACATGGAACTGTTTTTAAATTAGCCGGTTGGGAACTTGACAACTACAATCGCAATCCAATAGTTGCATACAACCACGTAACAAGTGATTCTAATCCTGATACAATAATTGGAACATCCAGAGTGTACATAGAAGATGATTCTTTGATTGGTGAGGTTACTTTTGAGCGCGAAGGAAACAATCCACTTGCTGACAAAGTTTTTAATAAGATGCAGGATGGTATTCTTAAAATGGCATCAGTTGGGGCCATACCACATGAATATCGTTACGGCAATGTTGACAATGGTGAAGATAGTGGTACTATTTACTTCACACGCCAAGAACTTATAGAATGGTCAATAGTTAGTGCAGGATCTAACAAGGATGCATTCAAAAGAAGTGCAGACCAAGTTGATGAACTTAAAAAGTCATTGGAAGTAGTTGAAGAAGCACCGGTTGAAATGGGTGTTAATACAAAAGCAGATTTGCGAAATTACAATAAGGTTAAAATTGTTACAAAATACCTATAATTTAAATAGCAATTTTTGTAAGGTAAATTAAAAAATACATAAAAATGAAAAACAGTTTAGAAATACGTGAGGAAATTGGAAGCGTTAAAAATATCCTTGATTCATTGGAAACTTTGGTTTCTTCTGAAAATAGAGATTTTACCGCAGAAGAGAAAGTATCTTTTGATACAAACATGGAAAGATTAACAACTTTGGTTGAAGAACTTCCAAAAACAGAAAAATTAGAAGAAATTAGAATGAAAGCAGCAAATTTAAGTGGCGCGCCAGTTGCAACCACAAACAAAGAAGAGAGAGAAATAGTAAAAGACTTTTCTTTTGGTAAAGCAGTTCGTGCCGCATTTGGTGGTAAATTGGAAGGCGTTGAGTTAGAAATGGCTCAAGAAGGTGAGAAAGAAATGAACGCAATCGGTCGTTCTTCTAACGGAATCGTTATCCCTTCAATGATCTTGAACAGAGCGGTTATCACTGAAAACGGAACAAGCGGTGTTGAACAACAGTCTTTCGTTGACGCAGTTTATGCAAACACTATACTTGGTGACTTAGGTGTTACAAGAATAGCAACATCAACAGACCAAAGAATTCCAATCTTAGGTGCAGTTAGCACACAATGGGAAACTGAAGTTTCTGATGCTATCGATGGTGGTTCAGCAATGAGCAAAAAAGACCTTGCACCAAGAAGACTTGCAGCTTATGTTGATTTCAGCAAGCAAGCAGCAATGCAAGCAAACAGTTCTTTAGAGACTGCTCTTAGAAATTCAATAGCTCAAGCAGTTGGCGCAAAAGTTGAATATGCTTTATTCACTGATGACACTGCAAACGGTGCATTTGAATGGTTAGCAGACGGGAAAACTCCAGTAACAAACGCTTCAATCAGCGCACTTGTTTTGGCTCTTATTGAAGAAGTACAAGGCAACAACCACAATAGAGGTAATTTAGGTTTTGCATTATCTAACGATGTGTTCAGTGATGTATATGCAGCAGCACAAGTATCTGGTGTATCTCCGCTTATCGTTAATGAAATGATAATGGGAATGATGGCGAAATTTAGCAATCAAATAGCTGACATTACTAATCCTGCCGTTTATTACGGGGATTGGTCAAAAGTTTACGTTGCTCAATTCGGTGGTGTTGAAATCCTAATGGATCCATACACTCAAGCAATCAAAGGAACCAACAGATTAATCCTTAATTCTTACTGGGACGCGGCACTTGTACAGGATGCGGCTATTTCGGTGGGTACGCTGGGTTAGTCTTAACTAATAACTAAATACAAAAGGGGTGGGTATTGTGCCTATCCCTTTTTTTATAATCAAAAAATGATAAGAAATAAAAAAATAACCAGCTACACACCGGTTGAAAATTGGGCCTTAACTTTGGTTGAAGCTAAAAGACATTTGAACATTCTTGATGATTCATTTGACGACCTTATAAGCGACTATTTAGCAAGCGCGCACGTTTGGTTGTATAATGAGACTGCAATCTTTGTAAAGGGGTCTATATTGGGCTATATGCAAGAATGGGATGATTTCCGTGTTGATGTTGCAAAAGTAGATACATTAGCCATTTACTACTACGATTTAGATAATACACGTACACTTTTAAGTACTGATAATTATCATTGGAACAATGGGTTATATTCTTACATTGAATTAAAAGGAAATTTGCCATCACTTTATGTGAAAGACTTTGCAATTGAAGTTGAAATTACAACACTTGCCAACACCGATCCGATGGTAAAACAAGCATTGAGGATGTTAGTTGCTGATATGTTTGAGAACAGACAAAATGAAATACTTGGTTCCACCGGTAGAATTATATCACGCGGCACCATGTACCAACTTTCTTTAATTAGTCAAAGAACAGAAATATGAACATTGGCCGTTTAGATAGGAAAATTGTAATACAAGTACAGAATTTCACCACAAATTCCATTGGTGAATATACCACCACATGGGATACTTTTCACACGGCATTTGCCAATGTTCAAAAGGTAAGCGGTACGGAAGCAATCAACGCGGATCAGGTAACGGCAACCAACAAAGTAAAGTTTAAAATTAGATACTTTGCAGGAATAAACGAAAGCATGCGTGTGGTTTACAATGCTACAAATTACGACATAATTGAGATTCAAGAATTGGATCGTGAGGGGTTATTTCTAACCGCAACCAGAACGCTATGAGTAAAGATTTTCAAATTCAAGGCATGGAAGGTGTGATTAATGAGATAAAATTATTGTCTGATGATCGCATGAAACGTTTGGAAATATTGAAGATTTTAAGAAGGCAAATGAAACCAATATTGGCAGCAGTAAGAGCAAATACACCAATAGCGACAA